CGAAGTCCCCGCAGGGAACTCCAGCACTGTCCCGTCAGGCAGTTCGGCTTCAATCATTTGATCTCATTCCCTTGAGCGTCAAAACGAATGCGCTTGCGTGGCTGTTCGGCTGCGGGTGCGGCAGGCGCTCCGCCCAACTTCTGCTGATTCAGCTCACGATACTTCTCCTGCAAGACCTTGAGGGTCTGCAAAGCAGCATTACGCTCAGCAACCGGCACAGTCCTGTCGCCAACCTTACCGGCCATCTCGCGGTAGACCTGCACATCAAAGTTCGACTGCGGGCCTTCCATGCGCGGGACGTTGGTAACAAGCCAGCCAGAAAGCGTCTCAAGCTGCGAGGCAACGCGGGAGCTTGGCGTTGACATCCCAACAACCCGGCCAGCCGCATCACGCATGGCGCCAATGCCGCTCTGCGTCGGACCAGACGACAACAGAGTTTCTGCGGTCCTGATTTGGCCCAGCATCTCATCCGCACGCGAGATGTTCTTGCGCGTCTCGACGTTGGACTCAACGCCAGCCTTGGCAGTCTCGCGTGCTCCTGTCAGAGCGCCTTGCAACGCCGGGTCTGCAGCAGCGCCCAGAATCGGCTTGCCGTCAGCGCCCATGACAGGCTCCATGCGGCCCGTGCGAGAGTTAAAAGCCATGACGCCTTGGGCGGTCTGCAAGGGCTGGAAGTAGGGCTGAGCGCCAGCGCCGCCCATAGCTTTCATTTCACGCCTAAATCTTTCTTCTCTGTCTCTCAATTCACGTTGCAGATTAGCCGCTTCAGTTGCCCTCTCAGCCGCCGCTGTCCGCCGCTCAGCTTCTGCCTGCTTCTGCGCCGTCAACCTCTCAGCCTGCAAAGCCTGCTGACCCTCCTGCCTGTCAGCAATCTCAGCCTCACGCATCAGCCGCGCTAGTTGCGCCTGTGTACGCGCCTGCGGAGACGATGCAGATGCACGCTTGAGGTACTGGGCTTGAATGGGCGCAAAGGACTCGCCAGCGAACTGCGCAGCCAAGGCGTTCAGCGTGGACATGCCGCCATCGTCTTCAGCCTGCGAGCCTTCCAGCTCGGCAATTCTGCGGCGAATCTCCATTGAGCGCGGCAACGAGGGCGTAGCCTGAGTGGACTGCCCAGGCTGCACATTCTGTGTCAGCACACCGCTAGGCGACTGCACGCCAAGCGACATGGGCAGCATGCGCCGCCGCCGCTCCATCGTGTCTTCGTAGAAGCTCGTTGCCATGATTGCTCCTTACATCGAGCCGCCGTAATCGCCCGTGTCCATTGCGCCAGTCGTGTTGGTCATACCGGCACGGCGACGGCGCAATTCTTCCTGCATCTGCTTCAAAGCAGCCCGCTGGCGCTCGTTCATGTTGGTCATGGCAGAGTTTTGTGCCTTCTGTCCCTGACCTGCCATGTACCCCTGCCCCAACTGCGCCGCGTACTGCGTAAATGACGGCGGCACATAGTGCTTGCCAATCATCTGCCCCTGCGGCGTTTCCATTGACTGACCACGCAACGCGTCAATCTGCTTTTGCTTGCGCATCATTTCCACCTCTTCAGGACGCATGGCGCCCATCTGCAAGAGGTACTCAAACATCATTTCGTCTTGATTCATGGCTTACCTTCCAAATCCAAACAAGCCAACAGGGTTGCCAAGCGCGGCGCTACCCAACGAGAACAAACCGCCCATCATGTTGGCCGCACCCGCCTGCTGCGCGTTGTACGCACCCAGCGCCGCGTCATAGCCCATCTGCGTGGCACCCAAGATGTTGGGCGTCTCTGACCGCTGCGCAGACACAAACGATGGCATCTGAGGCATAGCAACCTGCTGACCAGACAGCAGCGCGTTCATCTCGTTCAACGACATGCCACGGCGCTGCATCTGCTCGGCAATCGCCTGCTGGCGCAACCGGTTCTGCTGGTCGGCAAAGTTCTGATTCAGGCCCTGCTGCTGCGACAGCGCGGCGTTCATCGCGCCCATGCGCTGCATGTCCAACGCGCCTGCCTGCCCCAGCGCCTGATTGCCAAACTGGCCGCTCTGCAGGTCTTCGCCAAACGCCTGTTGACGCGCTCCCATGCCCATGTTGAACAGGCGCTGAGCCTCGTTGCCAGCCGTATCCAGAGCGTTGTAACGCTCTGCTGCTTGGCGCCCCTGCAGGTCAGCCAAGGCTCGCGTGTAGCCATCAGTGCCAACCGTGAAGCCCTGATTTGCCAACTGCGTCTCAAGCTGCTGCTGCTGGCGCTCATGCACAGGCTGCATGCGCTCCATGAGCGACTGAGCCACGGTGTCACGGTAACTGGAGTCAAACTGCGGAAGCGCCGGGTTGTCTTGCGTTCGCAAGGATGTCTGCAAGCCTGGCGCGTAATCAGCAAGCTGAGTGTTAAGACGCGTTTGGCGATCAAGCCCAGCCATCTGCGGCAGGTTCTGCCAATCAAACGGGCGCTGATATTCCTGCTCAACGCGGCCCATGAAGTCAGATGCAAGCTGGCTGCGATCATTCTGCAAGCCAATCTGAGCACCTAGAGCCTGCTGGAGTTCTGGCGCAAGTGTGTTGTTTTGCGTCCAAGACGTAACAGTCTGACCAGTCGCAGGGTCAACCTGACTAGACGTCTGCCAAGATTGCGAACCAAACGGCGTGTTGATTGTCGGGCGGTTCGCAAAGTTCTGAATGTTGGTCAGCTCTTTGGAAGCTGCAGCCTGCTGTTGCGCAGCGCCGACATAGTCCGGCGCGGCTGGCGCTCTACCTTTACCGCCCATCTTTAGCTCCTTTTAGCCAACGGCAATCTTCAACTTTCATCTCAAACATCACGCAGTCGATTGTCTGCGCGATCTCCTTAAATCCCAACTTCCGATTCATCTTGAGCGCCTCTTCCAAGTGTTTTGGCGTCAGGCCATACACGGCAGTCTTGCCGCATGTAATAAAAGGGTACTCAAACGCGGCTCGCCACAACGAACGCGTAAGCGCGTGCTCATGGTCAAAAGCAACGTGCATCCAGCACGTTTGTTCAGTCCACGCGTTGTAACCAACAGCACAAGCAATCGTCCCATCATCACGCATTGAGGCAATGCACCGCAGATCACTCGACCAAGGCAGGCGCGTCTGCCTGTTCATCCATTCCCAGATGACAGGCAGCTGGCCTGGTTGGTCGGTGACTAGCCTCATCTCTCTTGCAAGTAAGGATCATCCATCAAGAGCTGATCCCAGTAATCATTACCAGTCAGCAACTGCTGACTCAGCATGTCAAACAAGGCCATCTCATCAAGATCGCGCTGCGTCAGACCTTGTGTTGCAGTGTCTACCGCAACAGATGGCTGCACAGTGTCTTCCGCAACTGCTGCTGGAAGTGTGCTTGTGATGTCCGTGTTGAGCAGAGCTGCGTAGTCCTCAAGCTCAGTCAAAGGATCAATCTGCGTGACAAACCCCGCATCACGGATTGAAGTAGCCGGTTCTGTAGCAGGTGCAAGAGTTGGAGCAGGCGCAAATGTTATTGGCTCCATCATGTCGGACTGCTGAATGATTCCTAGCTCTCGATCAAGCTCAAAATTATCAGCAGGGTCTGTGTTAACAGCAGGCGCGTCGGTGACGTCAAGACCTTCAATGACAGTTACGGATGGCGAATTTTCTTCAATTAACCTTGATGTGAATGGCGGAGATGTATAGACGGGATAAGTTTGCGCTGGGGCTGGGGGCCCGACATCAGGCCCAGGGGGGGAAGGCGGCCCAACATCAGGGCCAAACACATCGTATTGAGACACGATGCCAAGTTCTCGATCAAGCTCAAAGTCATCAGCCGCGTCAGTCGGCGGAGCCGGATCAGTTGATACAGGCAAATCTTGAATGACTTCAACAGATGGCGACTTTTCTTCAATCAACCTTGATGTGAATAGTGGAGGTGTATAGACAGGATACGTTTGAGCCGGTGCTACTGGCCCAACATCAGGGCCAGGAGGCGAAGGCGGTCCTACATCAGGGCCAAACAAATCATCTGTGTAATCAGGAACATCAGGCGTAACAGGATCATCGTCTAACGAGATGAGCGTGCTTTTTGGCTGAATAATTGAAGGCCGCGGCGCGGGCGCAATAGGCGTAGGAGCAATAGGCGCTGGCGCGGGAGGTGTCGGAGCAGGCGCAACTGGCGGCGCAGGAGCAGGCAACTGCGGCCCAACATCAGGCCCAGGCGGCAACGGAGGCGGCACATACACAGGCCGCACACGCGGTGTGTAAACGCTGTTCTCAGGGTTGTCGTAGAACTTCAGCGTAGACGCTTGGCCCTGCATCGGCGTGGCGCCGCGCAAAGCCATGATCAACGCATCGGCTGGGGCCCCAGTGGCCGGTGCTGTTGCCATTACATCATTCCCCCAACATTGACCATCAGATGCGAAGACATGAACAGCGTCTGCGGGACGCCGCGCACCTTCATGCGAATTGAGCCGTAATAGCCAAGACCAGTCGCACCAACCCAAGACTCATAAGTGTCAGTTCCGCCAACCCACAAAGCAGCGTTCCACACCGCAGAATCCCAAAACGCCAACGCGTCTTGAGAGAACGCTGGAGAGCCTTCAACGCCAGTGAACTGATACTGAGTGTTAACGCGCAGCTTGACGCTTGGCGCTTCGGGTGCCACAAACACAGGACGCGCCAGACCAAAACGCTTGATCTGCCCAGGCGACTCAAATGATTGAAACGATGTCTGCACATCGCCTTCAATCGGGTCGCCGCCAGTGCCATCCAGCGCAACCCCATCTCGCTTGCCATACAAACCGTGGCAGACAACCTCACCAGTGCAGAAGTACAACTCACCATCCCAAATGGCCGTCGCAAACATTGGCATGTTGCTGAACGTACACCACGCGCCCGTGGTGATGTTCATGGCGAACTGCTGATACACACCGTTTTGCGGCGGCAGCTTGATGACCAGAATATCCTGCGACGGAACAATAAAGATGTCCCAGCCTTCGACATTGCGCAGTTGACGCACCAACGGCGTCAGGACTGACTGAATCTTGCTGCTGACGCCATTGTTGGACTCAACAAACTGCCCGTTGACCAGTTTGCTGACGGGCACCAGACCCATCTCAGACAGGATCATCACATCACCGCCAAACGCGGTGAAGAAGCGACCGATGGTCGGCACAGGGCCAACGTACCAAGTGCCCTTGATGGCAAAAGTGGTCGCGCTGGCCGGGTCAGTACCAGTCCACACAGACAGGTCGCCTTGCGAGCCAACCACTACCAAGTGATCATCAATGCCAACGCCAGCGTCCAGCGTCCAACTGATCAAGCCGCAGATGTAGCCGCCATTGCGCAACTGCGAGCCCATGTTGAAGCCCGATGTCGCGCCAGTCACAACATTGACGTTGTGCATGTAATAGATGTTGGCGCTGTTCTTGACGGTAAAGAAGACACGTTGCTTCCATACCATCACGGAATTCAAACCTGTTGTCGGCAGGCTTGACGGCGTGCGCTTGATCCAACCGCTTGCGTTTGAATAAGTCCAGTAGCCGCCACTCGCAGACACAGCCAGCAGAAAGTTGTCAGCGCCCGTCGAAAACATCGTGGTAGACCAGATGTCATCCGTGCTGCCAGTGGCAGATTGCGAGACAGCTACTGTGCCGTCAGTAATGTCATAGATGTTGCCGTTGGCAGCAGCAAACAGCTTGTCATCGCCATCCAACGCGCTGTAAGCAAAAACGGACTTTGGCTCATAGCCAATGGACTCCGTGAACACTTGATAGCCATAGCGCAGTTCAACGCCGGTCTGGCGCGGAACCATGTTGTCCAGCACCACAGCGTCAATCGGTGACATGGCGCTGATGGGGTCACGCAGATTCAGTCCCCCAACAGGGGCAGGCACGTTGACCAACGATGACGTCTGCGTAGCCGCTGCCCTGCGCGGCGTCTTAAATGGGGCCAGGCCCTGCAAAGGCATGTCAGGCTCCGTAGCCGGTGTCAGGCGTATTCGTCAGCGGTTGCAAGTATGGGAACGTGTAGTCCCGCACCATCGTCAGCACTGGTGCTCCTCGCTCGTTGCCCTTGCGATTCTCCAAGTTCACTTGGAAGTCACGCATGGCCGCAGCGGAATCAAAGCCCTTCATCTCCAGCCACTTCACACGCGCCAAGAGTGTGACCAGATACGGGTCAATCAGGATGACGTCACCGTTCTTGGTGACGCGGTTCTTGTATAGCGTGGCGTTATCCGCATCGCGGACCCACGCTACCGACAAGTAGAAAAAAGTCAGGTCTTGCGCACTGTCAGGCGGCGCCAAGATGTAAATCTGGTTGTCGCGGACCTGCCAGTAAAAGGACAGCGTTGGCAGCGTGGTACGCACCAACAACTGCTGCCAAAACTGAGCACTAATTGGACCCAGCGCAGGCAACTG